CTGCCAGGCGGCAAAGCTGGCCTGCACTTGCCCGGTCATCACGTCGCGCTGCTCAAACGCCCGCGCCGGGTCTTTGAAACGGCCATTCATGGCCACGATGGGACAAATGGTGTCGCTGGGCATGCGCACCGCGGCTACCACGTCCTGGTTGTCGTCCAACACCAGTTGCAGGGGCAAATTCCCCTCCAACACCAGCCCACGGGCATCGCTGCGCAGTTTTTCACTGCGGTTGAACTGCAGGCGGTGTTCAAACCGCTCCCACTCGTCTTTCAGAGTCTGGCTGCTGTCCGCTTCGCCATACTGCATCACCAACCCACCGCGCACCACGTCGCGGCTCACGCGGCCGTGGATCATCTTCACCCGCCCGTCCTGTTGGTCCATCTGGCGCATCAGCGCCACCATGGCCCGGCGGTCGTAGTCCACAAACATGGCGTTTTTCATGGCCCGCTGCATGGCCACATCCGAGGCGGTGCGAGCGCCCCTTTCGGAGCCGCCCTGCGCCGACCCAGAAAACAGGCCCTGCCACAGCTCGGCAATGTTGGTTTTGGTGGCCGTGGCCAGGGTTCGTAAGTAGCTCATATTTTGTCCAATCAATTCAACATCAGACCCGGTGCACCCAGCAAACTCTCTCTAGACGCCTTGCGCTGCTGAATCACCGCCGGTGCATCGGCCAGCCCGCGCGTCAGCAAGGCATACACCCCGGCGCACACCGCATCAAACAAGTCATCGCCGATCTTCTGGTCCGCCATCTGAAAACTGCTGTAGCTCGCCTGCGTGGGCAGTGCCTTCATGTTGCCCAACTGCCGCATGAAGGTAATCCAGGCTTTGTCTTCCGGGTGCTCGCTGGTCGTGTCCACATACGGGAAACAAGCCCGGTTGTTGTGGAACACCTCACGCACGGCGCTGGCCATCACGTGCTTGGTCATCCCCTCAAAGCGCATCGGCGCAAACGCCCAGCCACCCCAGGCACTGGCATTGCTTTGGCCGTCGCCCACCGTCTCGCGGTTCACCTCGGTCAGCCCCTTGCGAAACAAGTCGTCATTCACGGCGGTCATCATCCCCACCCCGTAGGCATCGCCAATGGCGTAATCGGGCCTAAAGTAATCCCAGATCGCCACAATGTCCTGCCGTAGCGTGGCATCACTCACCCCCCGGCTCCCACAACTTCACGTAGGGGAAGGTCATCCAGTTGCCCAGCACCTCCACAATCACCAGCGCGCTTTTTGAAGCCGCCGGCGACTCACCATGGCCGGTGTGGTCATACCCCAGCCCAATCAAACCCCGGCGTTTGTAGCGCTGCCCCGGCGCCGGCTCAGCCCGCTCCAGCATGGCATTCAGGCCCAGCGCGTTGGCGCGCTGAATGTGCTCCTCCCAAATCCAGTTACGCGCCTTGATGTTTTGGCACAAAAACTGGCGAATCCATTCTTCAGGCGTTTGCTGCGCCTGCATACTCTTGGCCCAGTCGGCATTCACCATGCCCATCTGCACGCCCAGGTGAATATTCACCGCCGGCAACACGTGGTATTCCCCGGTGTTGATCAAGCGCTGCAGCACATCAGCCCCCTTGAATACCCCGCTGATCCGTATCGCCGGCCTGAACTTGTTCGCATCCGCCGTGACCCCGGCCCGCCGCGCCGCGCCCAGCATCGGCAAGAACCGCGACAGCAACCGCTCTTGCGGCATGTCGTCAATCTCTTCCAGGCTGCCAATGGTGATCGAATCCCCGTCGATCTGGCTCATGATCCCGTAGGCCGCTGCCTTACTCAGGTTCACAAAGCAAAACCCGGTGTCGCGCAACTGAATCCGACCGTTCTCATAGGCAATAAACGCCTTCAGCACCGCGCTGCGCTTGATCGCATCCGTCATGTAGTTCAGGTTGTTCTGGCTCTGCTGCATACGCGGCGCCACGATGCCGCACTCCTGGTGCGAGTTGGTCGCCAGCGCCTCCAGGTTGTAAAGCTCCTTCACAAACGTCTTGCCCGTGCGCCGGCTCGAATAGTCCACCGTATTCAGGTACTCATCCATCTCAGCCATCTTCAGGCACTGCATCGGGTCCAGCTCCACGTTGTGCATGTGCTTGTGCCACAGCGCATGTGGCCGCAACCCCGTCACCGGGTCAGCCACAGCAAACCGCATAATCTCCCGCTCAGCCACGATGGAGCTTTTACGGCGCTGGGCTGCGGTTGATCTCATGCACGAACCCATTTCCCGTTGCGCACAAACCCGTGATCGCCACAGACCCGGCAAAGAATGCTTGGCGACAACGTAATCGGCTCGTCGCTTTCTACCTTCCATGCGGGGATGCTGTTCTCAAAACGCTGCGCCCATGCACGCCCCTCAAACGGAATCCATCCCATGCATTCCAAGCCATCCTTTCCCTTGTGAATGACAGCAGCGCCTACCCGCTTTTCGCCGTCGAGGTCGCAAAAGACCTGGCTATGGTCGTCGCCCAAATCAAGTTCATCCCTGGCGCTTGGATCGCTCATGATTTCAAACGGAATGCATGAACTACACCTCGGAACAGATAGTCCTTTGACCTCTGTTCAATAGGCAGCTCCAGATACGGCACAAAGCACGGGTGTTCTTTTTTCTCCGAGTCTTTCACCGGGCCGTATTTCCAACCATCCGCCTGCTTTTTCTCCAACCACGATTCATGACTGTTCTCGGGCGTAGCTTGCGGGTGTTCCAAGTGAAATTTCACCCCGGCAACAGCGCTTTCCCACACCCACTCTGGTGCAGCCTCCCAGGGAACCTGAGAATAATCCCCGATCGACTCGCAATAAGCCCGGTTCACCTCGTGAGCCATCCGAGCAACAGCTTCCAAAGATAAATGTTTATTCATGTCTTACCTTCCCGCGCCTCATGCGCCACTAAAACCGGGTCCGCCTTGGTCGCCTTATCAGCCGCGGCCAGCATGTCCCGCGCGCCACCCATCACGGCCAGCATGCGGGTGTTGAAATCGCTCAGCGTCTCGCGCGTCTTGTCATCGAGCTTGAGCACACCAATCTGTTCGTCCTCATCCGGGTCAGCCGCGCGCACCGTCATGCCCAGGTCGCCCATAGACAGGCCCAGTCGGCTCACCAAATCAGATATCGCCTTGATGGCAGGGTGTGCCTGGCGGTCATAGATGTACTTGCGCTTGCCATCCTCGCCCAAGTAAGACAGCGTCTGACTGTTGCCATTGCGGTCCAGCTCAACCCGTGGCTGCGTGATCACCACCCCCGCGCCCAGCACCTCTTGCATCAGCATCTGCAGCATCGCCGTCAGCCCCGCCTGCAAATCGGCATGCAACCCGGCCAGCTTGCGCGGGTCGCGGGTTTCAAACGCTGCGTGGTGCAGCATGAATATCTCGGTTTGCTTCACGCAAGCCGCTTGGGACGCGCACCAGGTGCGGTCCACCTCGCAGCGCTCGCAAAAGCTGTACTTGTCCAGCCGGGCCGGGAAATAAGTCGCCGTCTTGGCCGCCATGCCGTGCTTCATCGCGTTGAAACGGGTGCGCAGCACCGCCTCGGCGTTGGGGTGCCCCTCAAGATTCCTGCCCACCTTGGCCAGGCCCTCAGCCGTTCGCGGCCCGGTCGAAGCCTGGTGCGCCTTCATCAACGCCCGCGCCCAAGCCACCTGCGGCTGCCGCTCAGCGTGGCACGCCGGGCAATCGCCAAAGTAGCGGTAAGGGTGATGCTCCAGATCCGGCGCGTCCTCGATCAAATCAGGCTCATCCTCCCAAGCGTGCTTGCACACGCTACAGTGAAAATTTACCTGCGAAAGTTGCGCCGTCCAGTCTTTTGCCATGGTGCCCAGTTTGCCCAGCAACCAGCGCCAAAAAAAGCCCCCAAACTGGCACAAAAAAAGGCCTGAACCGTCGCCAGTTCAGGCCGTAATTGATCGCCGCAGTCATTCAACAATCAAGGAGACACGACCTCATGCCAGGCCGCGCCGCCAATGTAACAAGCCCCGCAGGGCAAAACAAGCAAAGTCAGGATCAACCGACAAGATCGGTGTTTACATCATCCGTGATTCCACCACGCACCAAATCTTGCTCCGACATAAATCACTATCCCAAGAACCCATAACCCAGATGACATCGCGGTATCGTGTGCCACGCATGACACCGTACCAGCCGAAACAATTAACACACCAAGCAACTGAAGGCCTTTGTACGTCTTTCCAGTCTGCTCTGTGACCACTACGCCATTTACAGGAACGGTGCTCACTTCCGCATCAACCACCGGGGCCCCGCATTTGATGCAGACCTTTGACTTATTGCTGATTGGAGTTAAACACTCTGGACACTCAATCATTGCCATATCAGTCTCCTTTAAAAAGACTGTTACTTTACCGCGATATTTGGCACCCCACCCGCTCCCACTTATCCTTGGCTTTTGCATCAACCACCGTCTGCCACTGCATATTCGACGGCGCATCAGCCCCGCCACACGCCAGCGCCTTCACGTGGTCAACCACCCACCCAGGACAAGCACCACGGGGTTTCCCGGTAGACGGGCAATGATTCACCCGCACGAACTCAGCACGCGCAGTGTGGCTGCGATGCTGCCTGGCCTCGGCCATAGGCATCAACAGCACCAGGCCAACAAGAAATGAAAAAAATATCCGCATCCCTATGATCATGCAGCCAAAAGCCGCTCCCCAGCCCAAAATTTCGGGCGCTCAATTTCGATCCGTCCGGTTCGTAATGACTCTTTGACGGGGAGCCAACTTACACCACTATGAACCGTGGGTGTCGGGCTTCTAAGCAAGGCATCTTCGCGGTAGTCAACGATCACGCTGGCATTGCTCACACTGATCATCTGCACAAACGTACCCAGCAACAAACGCAGTTGCTTCGGGTCCGGGCAGGCCCGTATCACCCGGTGAATCGTCTCAACAGCCATAGCCGGATCAATGTCTACAAGGCGGTAGTCTGGTGCTTCGCGGGTTTCTAGCGCGTCCAGTGACGCACTCAAGTCATTCACTGTCCGGCGATACACCGCCAGGCGCTCCATCAAGTCGGTCAGGTCTGGCGTGTCCTTTCCCAAAACTTCAATAGTCTGAAAAATTTTTTCGCGCTTTTCTTCAGCCTCACGCAACTCTTTAACCAGCGCTTTGCGACGCACCGACCGCTCTTCTGCCCAGCGGCCAGCGTTTGCGCGAATATCGGTCACCACTTTTTCAATAACGCCTGTGGTCAACACCTTGTCCAGCAGCTCGTCGACCATCCAAGCGTCGAATGCCTCAGCCTTCACCGGCTTGAGGCGGCAACGGGTTTTTCCGGACTTATGCGCCAAACAAGAGTAGTAGCTGTAAACGACACCCTTGCGCCCAGTTCCATTGCGGATCTGCAGCTGTTCGCCGCAAATTCCACACTTCAACAGTCCGGTGAAGGCAAAACAGCTTTTTGGCGTTCCGCCGACTTCGTGAGGAACTCTTACTTTCATCATGGCTTGCACCTTTTCAAAATCTTCTTTGGAAACTATCGCCGGATGACTGGCCACCCGCACCACTTCGCCCGAATCTTTGGCCTCACGGGTCTTATTTCTGATCTGATTAAACAGCCGTTCGCCCATGTATGAGGGGTTTTTCAGGATGATAGAAACTGAATTTTTCCCCCATGTCTTGCCTTCGCGCAGCAGGCCGGCCGTATTCATGCGCAGCGCCACGGCTTGCGCGCCCAGGCCCTCATTCAAGGCCAGCGCATACATCATGCGCACGATGGCAGCATGGTCGTCATGCACGGCCAGTTTTGAGCGTTTGCCCACCCGCTCTATCCGGTACCCAAACGGGGCCCGTCCACCAACAAAAAAACCATCCCGTGAGGCGGTGATCATCGAGCGCAGCGTGTCGCGCGCCACGTTGCGGCTGTACACCTCGTCCATCATGCCGGTCATCACGCCCAGCATCCACCCGGCATCCGTCTCAAGGTCGATGTCCTGGTGCACATAGGCAGCTTTCGTGCCCCATTCGCGCAGCTGGTTGGTGTTTTTCAGCGCGTCTTCCAAATTGCGCCCAAACCTCGACGTTGACCAGCACACCAGGTGGCTCACCCGGTGCGCCGCGCAATATGCCAGCGCCGCCTGAAAACCGGGCCGCTTGTCGGTGCGGCCGCTCACGCCGTCATCCCGAAACACCTCCACCACCTCAGCGTCAAGCGCTTTAGCCTTGACGCGGCATTGTTCGATCTGGCTTTCCATCGACACGCCGTCATCGGCTTGGCGCTGAGTACTCACCCGGGCATAAATGACAGCACGCTTCATGGCTTGACTCTACTCCCTGCCATGAGCCGCCATATGTGACGATCGCTCACTTTTTCACCCAACTCACGGTGAACCGAACGCGAAATTTCAGGCTGCGTCTTGCCCATAGCCGCCATGGCCTCAATGAACCGGTTGCGCTGATACCGCTTGTAAGCAGCAAGCCGGGGTAAGCGCACCGCAATGCCAGATTCGTTATCCGTCAGCGTCTCATACGCGCCGTCCAGGATGCGCCACATGGCCATGAAGTTGTCAAAGCCGATGGCATGCGCCACCTGCAGCATCACCCGCGACAAACCCATGGCGTCGAGTTCTTCCAGCAGCGCGGCTTCCCGCGGGTTCACCGGCGGCGCGCAAATTTCGCCCTTTGGCAGACTCCTGGGAAATTTCGCGATTTTTTTCCGTGGCCCTCTGGCAACTTCTGAAGGGTTGCATCCATAGAGGTACCCACCCCCCCCTGCCAGCCCGTGACCGTGCCCATGCCGACCCCCCACCCCCTGGTCATCTGGCAGCAGGGAACCCTGAATCCAACCCTGTGCACTCGTATCACTGCGCTTATGACTCATAAAACCCCCATGTTGTCCCAGTGCAAGCCCCGCCATCCACTGCGCTTACTGACAGACTGCGAACTGACCCCGCACGAGTCTGCCCGTTCTTGCTATGATTTGCATAGCTGGCCCTTTCTGCGGTGCTCTCCGCCGAGAGTCCGGGTGCAGGGGCATACCCCGAAGGGGCGTTGTGTATCAGTCGAGGGATGTTGGGCATGTGGGTGCAGCTTTAAAGATTAGTGTTTAAACAGGGCTCAGCTGGGCAAGCGCTTGAGCAGCTCACTCACCGGCGTTCGCATCTTGGACAGCGGCGCTGCCTTGTCGACTGTGGCCATCTTCTTGCGCATAGCCAATTGGGCATAGATAGCTGTGCTCTTGGGGTCAGCATGGCCCATCAGCTCCTGGATGGACAGCATGCTGGTGTCGTCCTCAAGCAGCTCGGTGCCAAACAGGTGGCGCATGGCATGCGGGTGCAGCTGGTCTTCAGGTATGCCAGCCTTGATGCCATGGCGCTGGATCAAATCACGTACGCCCTTGCGGCTAAGCCTGCGCCTCTCCCCAATGAACTCATGATCTGCCAGTGTGGGCGACTTGGTAGTGACAAACAGCACCTTGTCAGTGCGCCCGCCCTTGCCCTTGAATGACCGATCAATCTTGGCCAGGTCTTCATGCCCAAGGTACACACGCAGCAGGGCCTCAGCCTCACGCGGCACCGGCATGATTCGCTCACGGTCACCCTTCTCGGTCACCCTGATCGTCAGCCGCGGCACACACTCAAGTTCCATCATCTGCAAGTCTGACTCATTCAGGCCTGTCAACCCAGAAACCCGAAAGCCACAGCCAATCAGCAGACTCAAGATAGCCGCATCGCGGATTCCGATAAACGAATTCATATCTGGCGCCCACATCAAGCGCTCAGCATTGGCCAGACTGATCGTGCGCGGCAGTGGGTGCCCCATGATTGGGTGCAGCAGCTGCCCGGCAGCGTTGCCCTTGACACCCTTGTCACGCAACCAGGCATAAAAACCCTTCACCGCGCTGATGTACGGCTTGCGACTGCGCGCCACCACACCTTTTTTGTGCAGCCACAACCCGCAAAACACCTCCAGCTCGTCAGGCTCAGCTTGCACCAAAGGCTTGCCAGCCATGAACTCCTTCAGCCTGGCCAGCGCCGCCCGGTAACACTCGATAGTGCGCACAGCGCGCCCCCGCAGCCCCTCCATGTACGCCAGCCAAGCGTCAATAGCCTCGTCATCAGCCCAGTTTTCAGCGCTCATTGCGAACCAACCCTCAATTGCTGGTGAAATGCCCAGAGATTGAGGTGTTCAGCCTCTGGGGTGTTGATGCGACTGGACAGCATGGAAAGGCCTTCGAGCGTAACCAAACCACGCTTTCTGACCACTTTGCTTCGATTGCCGCCAATAGTCTCCAGGTCGCAAATGCGCGCCACCTTGTATCGATGGCTGGTGAATATCTCAGGGCACCTCTGCGCCCATGAATAACAGAACCCCCGACGTTTCTTCAAGGCATCGTCAATCTGCGACAAGGGAATCCACACTTCACCCAGCCAACGGAACGCCCATAACTGCATGTCATACAGGGAAAGATTGGGCCGGTAGATCATTGGGAATGCGGTCGGGAAATATTCGTCATAAAAGTTTTTAGAACTCATTGCGAACTGACCTAATTTGATGTAATTCCTGCGCCCAGTCGATCTGGTCCAACAGTAATTCGTCAGCCTGAACCACCTTTCCACGCCAGCGCATCTTTGATGTGTCAATGCGAATAAGCAACACATGCAAACGATCAACGCGGATAAATGGGCTCGGCTTGTCGCTTCCCTTTGGCCTTTCATCGAACGGAATGTTCTGCCCAGCCAGCATCTTTGTCTCGTACAACAAAAAGGCATCATCTGCCATCAATTCACACGAAAACACATTCCAGCTGACCCCTGCCAATTCACACAGCGGGCGCGGATCAACATAGTCCACCCCACCGTGCTTGACCATGCGTAAATCCAGACCGTACAGCGTCATGAACTCGACAGGTTGCGGGGTTATTTCGGATTTGTGCATGGTGATCTCCTTAGTTGAATAAATTGGGTTTGTCCACAGTGCGCAGGTCGCCGCACAGGGTGTCCAGGCCAGCCCAGACGGGCTCCAGCAAGGATTCGAGGTTTGAGGCTGACAAGGTGTATCCGGGGTTGCAGCCTTGCAGCAGCTCCATCACGCTGGCCAGCGCGGCATTCACGCGATCGGCATCGATCCGCACGTCATGCAGCAGCTCAAGGCGCTCAGGTGAAAAAACGGTGAACGGGGTCTCGCCGGGGTTAACCGGGCAGGGGGAAATTGAATTCATGTTGATCTCCAGTCGTGCCATATGGACAACTGCCGACCAACTTCCACATCGGGCGGCAGCTCGAACGGGTGTGGAAGACCGGGGCACGCGGAGCGTTACCGGCAGGACTTGCGCCCTCCCATTCGAGCCGCCAAAACTGGTGCTCAGAACTGAAAAAGCCGCAAACCTTGCGGGGTGCGGCTCTGCGCCGCGTGCCTTCGGACTTCCACATCCGATCAGCCCTATTTTTGAGCTGACGGGCGAATTATGCTCCACCGCGCCCGCCTTCAAAACGAAATCAGTAAGGGTTAACCCTATCGTTACCCCACCCGAACCGGAGGGGCACGCAGTTTTTTCACGTGGAAGGCTGAAAAACCAGGGGAAAGTGAGGTAACTCATTGATTTATAAGCAAATGAGTCCCACGGTTTGCCAAAAAATTCCACGGGCCTATTCACGGCATCCCCCGAAACGGGGAATTTTTGAAAATTAGTTGTCTGCTTAAAAAACTGGCACTCAAAAAACACGGGGATTGAATGCCTACCCCTTTTCAGCTCTCTCTCTTTCTCAAGTGAAAAAGAAGAAGAAGAAGGTAAAAACGACGCAAAAACGCAAAAACAAACCCGTGGAGAAAATGACCCAACACAGGGAGAAAATGGCACAACCCGTGGATTTTGAAAACAACCCGGGGGGGCCTCAGCCTTAGAGCCACAAGGGTTTGCGGGGTTTTGAGGGGAGTCATCCACGGGTTTTTTGAGAATGCCTATACCTCCCTGATGAATTTTTGCTATCGACCGCCCCCCGACCTGCTCGGTTTGACCCCGTTGGGGCCGGTTTCCATCGTGGGGGGGTGCGGGGGGTGTGAACAAGATGCTGGGACGTGGCCACCTCAAAACCAAATCAGTTGCTCCGCAAACTGACCCACCAGAACGCCGATGGCTGGCCGATCCAAACCACGCTGGTGCAGTCATAGCAAGAACCCCTCCAAATTGATCTGGTGGCCGCTATTCGCATCGTGCAGCGCGGGCCTCACTCATACCCCCCAGTCTTCTCCAATGGCACCACCGCGTGCAGGCCATACTGGCGCAGCGCCTCCAGGCTCAGCCCCACCATGTGCCCCACACGCTTACCGGTCACCGTGCGCTCGTACACCTCGGGGGACCCATCCTTGTCCAACATCAGCACCCCGGCCAGCTGCAGCTGCTTCTTCAAAGCCCGGTCGCTCTTGATCGGCAGCTCATCCCAAAACGCCCTCAAGCCCGTGCTCTGGCTCATGTGATCCATGATGTGCCCGGTGCGAATGCACAGCCAGCCGGTGCCGTGGCCATCGCTGTCAAACAGGCAGGGGTAGCGAAACTCACCCCGTGCAATCTCGCTCAGCAGCTTCTCAATGATCCACACCCACGGGTGCCGGGTCGCCTTGGTCTCGCTGATGTGCTGATTCATTTGCTTGGTCAGGTCCGGCAAAAAGTTGCCCGTGTCCAGGTGCAACTCCAAAAACTCGCACAGCAAGTGCCACGCCAGCGCAATCGCCGCATAGTTATTCACCATGCGCTCTGCACCCGCATCGTCCGCCTTGGCCAGGCTGGTTGCCTGCATCTGCGCCACCAGCGCCGTATGCAAGTCAAGCAGCCGGCGCTTGTCCTGCTCGGCCAAAAACTGGATCCACTGCCGCATCGGGAACATCGGGCAGTCTGGCGTAATCATCGGCCCGCGCAGCTCTTTGGTCAGTGTCGATCGCGCAATCTTTCCCTCCAGCCCGTCGACCGGCACGTCCTCACCACTGAGCAGCACCGGCGCTGCCATCAAGAATTTGCGCTTGAGTCCAATACCCCGGCTGGTCGACTCATATTGATACGACTCCTGCAGCGTGCCCACCGCCTTGGTGCGCAACTCTTGCCGGTTGGTGCTGAACTCACCCCACGCCACCGGGTGACTGGTGTAGCTCACGCTGCCAATGATGCGGTACTCACTTTGCAGCGTCTGGCGGCTGAACTGCTTCATGGCAATGGCCGTGCCTATCGCCTTGATCACCGCACTCTTGCCAGCCCCCTTTTCCGCCTGAATCACAAAATGTGGCCAGTAGCCCAAAAACGCCTTCAGGTGCGCGCCCAGCGCCCACACCAGCGGAATACACGCCTCATTCTCGGCAAACGTCCCCTGAAACTGCGCCACCACCTCCATCCCCTGGCGCGGCGTACCCCGGGGAAAAGTCAAGTTGTAATACGGGCACTGCTCAGTCGGCTCGGTAAAAAAGCAGTCGGTTCCTTCATTCAGACTCAGCCGCCCATTACGCCAGGCCAGCCCCACAAAGTTGATAGCATCCCGCGCGCCAATGCTCGCCGCCCGCTCCCACACATTGATCATGCGGGCGAAAGGCGTCGGCGCATACACCGGCCCCAGCTTCTTCCACACCTCGATGTTGTGCAAGCGGTCATCCTCCACCACCACCCGCTGCAGCACCGGGCCATGGCGGGCAGTCTGCACGCTCAGCGCAAACATGGTGGTCGGCGCGTTGTCCGGGTTGCCCGTCATGGTCGACTCGTCTGACGCAATAGAAACCCGGCTAACCGCAGCCACCCTGAACCCGCACACATCGCCATAGTCGTGCTTCTCGGTGCCCGTGTCCTCATCCTTGGTCGTTTTGCCAATCACCTTGGTGAAGTCGCCCTGCACCCGGTACTTCCAATACACCAGGTAATCATGGTGCGGCAAATACAGCCGCGGCCTGCCCCAGCGCTCATCATTGCCCACCATGCCCGGAATCAGCCAGTCTTGCAGTTTGCGCAGCGCCTTGGCCGTGTCGTCCGCGCCGCGCGCCTGCAGCAGGTCATTCACATCGTTGATCGGCTGCTCATCGTCGTCCTTCCAGTCGCCCTGGTCGACCATCAGGCAGCTAATGTCCAGCCCCGTCAACAGCTCATGCAGCCGCCAAAAGGCTTTAAGCCCGGCACAGTAGCCCGCATGGGGCCCCGTCTCAAACGGCAAATCGTTGTCCATGCAGCCCACCACCTGCTTACCGCGCAAAAACGTCCAGTCAATCGTCTCCACATTGCCGGTACCGCGCAGGCTGATCGCCGCCACCCCCGGCAGCTGGCAGCTCTCTATCGACAGCACGTTGATGCTGCTCTCCACCACATACACCGTCTTGGCGGACTCCAACCGGCGCCAGTCACTGCACCACGGGTAGCGCGCCTTCTCGCCCTGGCTCTGCGTCGCGGTAACGCTTGTCGGATTGTCGACCGCCGTCTATGCGACGCTGGCCGGCGAAGTCCAGACCGATTCCAATCAGAGTGGACAGAATCACGACTGCGTAAAATGCGAGCGCTCGTTTCAATTTCTGATCAAGATC